TCCTGATGCCATTTTTAGAGCGGTTGCCCCATGCCAGGCGAAAGACTCAATATGCTCGGAAACAACATAAACCGGTTCTAATACGGTGCTGGGTTCCCATCCAAATTTACCCTGGCGTTCAATCGATGCTCGTTCAGTAAGTTTAATAATTGGCATTATGCGGCCCTGCTGCGCTGTGCTTCGATATCGCGCTGTTCGGTTATGATTTCCTGTACTTCTCTTAAAAGCTCGCCAGAAAGGGTTATGGCGCCGCTCTCGTCGATTCCTGCAAGTGTGATCAGCTCAACCAGTCGGCGGGCTTTCTTCACGCTGATTTCAGGGGCTATGACGCTGCGGGTGACTTTCTTCTTTCCGGCAGCGACGGCAACCGCTTTATCCTGCTCAAGCACGTCGCCAGCTTTCTCTCCGAATTCCTTCACACGGTCGATGGCAGCACCTGCGGATACTTCACCAGCCTGTACTTTTTGCTTCACGTCATGGTTAGCACCAGCCAGGGTAAGCAGGTTCCGAACGGTCGGTTCTGACTTGTTTACCAGAGCGGCTATTTCTGCGACCGACTGATTGAAAGCCGATGCCAGCTCTTTTACCACAGCGGCCTGTTCCAGCTCTGAAAGGCTTAACTGGTTGTTGGAGGTCAGAATTCGGGCCAGACGTTCTTTGTCATCACCAACGAACTGGACTATGTGAATTTTGTTAACTGGCTTACCCGCTTTACGGCAGCGCTCATAGCAACGGTGTCGGCGGTGGCCCTCAACAATCCACACACCACCTTCATCACGGGAAATCACTTCCAGAGGTGGGACGCTGCCGCCGTTCATCAGGAACTGGAACAGGTCATCATCGGCCTGGCGTGTGCGTTCATCATCGAGGCGCTTGTTAAAGCCTGGTTTGACGTGAATATCATCCAGATGAATAAACATGCCATTATCAGTACGGGAGATAACGCCGCCGCGTGTCATTTGTCGAAATGAGTTAGCCATTATTTTTAACCTCACGTCCGTAGTAATTTCCACGCAACGTTGCAACTACTTTTACATTCGCCCATTTAAAACTGTTGCTGAACAGAAGAGGGCGCACTTTGAAAACAGATTTACCGCGTGTTAGTTGAAACATTTTTCTTTCTCAGATTCCGACGATTAGATAAGCCAGCGACTATCTCTTTTGTATAGTCAGATGCAGAATTCAAAGACTGCTTGCGCGGGTATCGTAAATCGTCGTTTGTTTCTTCAATGATTTCGTTTCTGAATACGAACATATAAGCCCCCGAAACAGGCCGCATAGCGGCCCTTTGTTTCATCGAACCGAAAGAGTTTCAGATCCACGCTCTACCTGGGCACCAGGCACTTTGTTTAAAAGTTCCTCGGGCACCGGTTCACCTTTCTCGCGTAAATCTTCAGTGGCTTTTAGCGCATCTGTCAGGATTTGTTTAATTTTATCCTTCTGAATTTCATTAATGACTTGTGTGCGCGATTCAACGAATTCATCAGGGATTGAATCTTCATCGACAATTTTTAAAGACACGGAGCCTTTTTTTACAGAATAAGTATGAAGCGTCGATTTGAATTGTTTGCGGCCAGATAGCTGTAAACACTCAAGCAAATACTGGCGCAGACTTCCGGCCTGGCGTTGCCAGTGTTTAGCTCTTTCAGTTAAACGGGTTGCTTCCTTCTTGCAGGCTTCCTGTTTAGCTTCAAAATCTTTAATAACCGACATCGTGGCATCGAATTTATCTTCGATCATGCCTTCGATACCTTCCAGAGTATCAGCAAGAGTCTGCGCATCAATTTCGCCACTTTCGCCCAAAGCGAGCACCTTGCTAATTTCGTTCGCTAAATCAATAGTGCGGTTGCTCATGCTTTTTCCTCCAGTTTGGCGAGGCATTCGCCTTTAATATCTTCCAGACGGCGTAAACGGCCCTCCAGATATTTGACGTATTCTTTATCGTTAATTTCTTTGGCGGCTTTTAAATGAATGCTCACTGCTCGCGTCAGACTGCTCGCAATTTTTGAGACTTCATTTTGAGAGACTGCATTACGCATGGTTTCAACGTTCTGCTTAAACCGCTCGTCAAGTTCCTCACGGATGCGCGTTGAGTCATCGGCTTTATCAGTTGCATCCTTTAGGCCAAATTCAATAGCGCTTTCGGCTCTGTATACAGCGTCGTCATACAGACCCAGCCAAACATCGGCGCAGAAGCCAAGACCTGAGAGGCATTTTTTGATCGCGTCGGTCAATGATTTCTTATGAACCTCACTGTCGCAATGGATACCGTTCTTGGTTGACTGGCGGTAGGGAGTCGAACCGAAGTTCTGAACGTTGCCTTTTTTCCCGTCTTTGATGTACCAAAGACCAATCCGAATATAGTGATTCAGTTCGAACATCAACGAACCATCGGCATCACGCAGGGTGCGTTTACCGACAAACTTAGTACCTTCAAAGATTTTCTCGGTAAGTGGTGCGCCTTCAATCATCTTGTCTTCAAGAATTTCCCATCCCCAGCCGATGCCAACTGGTCCGAATTTCTCAGTGGCACGCATGATCATATACTCAGCATTTATTGCGGTTCCGCCAAAGCCGAGATCGCCCATATCTTTGGTGTAACGCGGGTTGGTGCGCATGACACCTTTCCAGAGAGAAATGTTATCGCTGTCGCCCAGCTCTTTCTCCAGTTCGTCAGCGCGAAGAATAAATTCAGGTTTTGCTTCTTTCTGGGTAGCCTTTTCAGATACTGAAGTTTGGGTTTCAGTTTTCACCCATTTCGGATCATTAGGGTCGCTTATTCCCTCAACATATTCCCCGCGACCAGCAGCCAGTTGTTTACCAATCTCCACATCAACTTTTTCCTGCTCGATCTCAGGAGTTTCGTATGTGCCGTTCTTACGCGCTGTGTATTCTTCCTGGCTGATTTCCTTACCACCATCAGCCAGCGCTTTTTCAAGACCAGGCAACTTGTTAGCACGTCCGAATTTTTCACCATCTGCAAAGAGGAAGTAAAACGGGCCTGTACGCTCTACCTGTGGCGCAGTTTCCAGCGGCCCCGTTGTTGAGTCATTGCCATTGCGTTCCGGTTCCACTGTGCCAGTCGTTGACGCTGAAGAGTCCAGTGGGTCAGTTGCGCCCGTTTCGTTCTGTTTGGTCTCATTGTTGTTACCTTCGTCAGTTTTTGGTGAGCCGCAGGCGATGGCCAGCATTTCAGCGGAGGGATTGGCGTGGTCAGTTTCGGTAAACGTGTGGTTAATGTGCCCCTGAATAGCTCCAGTGGTTTTGTCGATATCTTCAGGCGAGATTTTCACGCTGTAGATGATCTGGACGGTGGAGTATTCGTAAATGCCAATGGTCGCGCTCATTGCTGCGAACCATGCAGGGAAGGGTTTCTCCTTCAGCTTTATGATTTCGCGGGCGCGGTTAACGATGCTCGCAGGGGGGTTGAGAATGTCGAAATCCATCGCCTTAGCAACCAGACCCAGCGCGATATTGCGCTTTAATGAATCGTCATCCTGAAGATGAACAGGGTTTTGCTGACGGATTTTTTCGGCTGCGGCTTTTTCGCGGGCAATATCGACCACCGATTTTGACGAACCGGTTTGTTTGCGCTCTCCTTCCTGTCTTTTTTGCCAGGCTGCAATTTCTTTCTGAATCTCAGGCCATTTCGCAGAGTGATCGCACTTAGCGCCGACCCAGCCGATTACGTGCTGAATGCGCTCAGGGTGCATATTGGCGATTTCAGGCATCTTGCTGATAGCCTCAACAACATGACCTTCAAAAGTGTTTGCCTCGTCCTGAGTGAGTTTATGCGCGGCAGGAAGATCCGCTTTAGTGATCTCGGTTGAGTCGTATTTCACCAGAACGGCAATTTTTGTGAGGGTAGAAAGTTTGTCGAAATCGACTTTTTCAGCCTGGCGTTTTACAGGATGGCCGATATCTTCAGGCCAGTCGTATTCATAAAGAAATGTCGTATCCCAAACGCCGCGAGAAGGGCGGGAGGGAACGTCAGGCGTGTCTTCACAAATAAGCATTTTATAAGCCGCATCCTGTGCGTGCTCATACTCTTCCAGAAAGATAAAGTTAGCTTTAGCAGTAGCCCGTTCAATATCCTTTGCATTAAACGCGGTAGCGACGCGTTTAATGCCTTCTTTTTCAGAATTTTTATCGGGGAAAAAACCCGCGATGAAAATTTTCTTGTCAGTCATTGTTCTCTCCATTTTTTACGGATTCAAAGGTATCAGTTAATTTCTTCAAAACGTTGTCTGGTAAAACAAGGTCAAGATGTTTTTGGTCACATAATTTCAACTGCCCGATTGCAAAAATAATTAAATCCTCAGTGGTTAGATAACCATTCGCCACCAAATCCATAACCATTTTTTTCATTGCGCTCGGTGCAACGCTAATTACTGCTTGCTCACCGTTAACCAGGCTTAATTGTTTAAACGCCATAGTAATATCCATCTGCATTCCTCTATTTATCAGAGTGACCACTTGTAAATGGTCACTCTGATAAATGCCCCGCCAGAACGGGGCAGTTTCATAAAGTCAGTCTTTGTTCAATAACATCGCTGTGAGTACGTCAAGAAACGGTGAAGAGGGTTTTTCTTCTGCTTCGGCAACAGACACTGATTTGAGGTTGAATCCCGTGTGCTCTGCAAACAACACCTTAATCGCGCAGAACGGGCAGTGTGATTCTCTCAGTTCACCATTGCTGGTGAATGGCGTGATGGTGGTAACCAGGCGGTTATCGGTGTAGGCGCGGTTAATCGCAATGTAGCCAATCACTGATCCACCAGCAACAATCTCGGTAACAACACAATTAAGACTGCCGACAATTACATTTTCTTTGAAGCTTACTGTTAATTCGATGCTCATGATTTATCCTCTTAAGGTTGTAAAAATCCCTGCCATGTTTCAGGCATATAAAAACACTATTTAACTAAATGTCGTTGTCGTCTTTATCTTCAGCAAAAAGGGGAAAGACAAAAATAGCAATGAGATAAAAAATAACTGCAAGTAATGCGAAGGCTTTCAGCAATAACTTTATTGTGTGGCAGTCCATCAATACCCCGCTGGAATCTCACCTTGACTCATGGGTATAATCGCTTCTACCGGATAACAATCACCTGCAATATTTTGTTCTTTTGCAGCAGTCAAACATTCCGAATGACTGTCATAAATATCAATGACCTGTTCCTGTGCCTCTCCTGAAGTCAGAAAGACGGTCATAACTAATGCGTATAAAGTTGTCATGATTAACCTTTGTTCCGGTTGCAATAGCGAATTGAATAATCGCCTGTTCAAACATTTCTTTATCACCAATAAAAGCGGCAATGGCGAACTTACTTTGTGCTGCCTGAACTGGTGTTAATTCCGATAAATCCATTTCACCGCCTAGCTCTACTGTGAAGATTCTGATTGCACTTAACCGTTTCGCTATCGTTTAGAAACGCTGTTTCGAATTTGTGCCTGGTCAAATCTCCACCTCAGGCGGCAGTGGTATCCTCTTTGATTCCAACAACCCAAGAGGATTTTTTAATTGGATGCCGACAACATCGATTCATTAGTATTTGAATACTTGCGCCTCAATTATCCAAATGGCTGGATATGCAGTGAAAAAAAATTCATTGGTGAGGTTAAGCGTTTACGAAGCGAATTTATCGAGTTACTCAAGCCTGAACCCACGAAATACACAGTTCCTGAGGGCTGGATTACTTCGTTGGAAGAATAAGAGATCTCATCCCTACGACGGCGGCAGAAGCTGCTGTCGTGGCCGCATCTTCAACTGCCTTGCGATCCATCCCTCTTAGGGTTAAATCCCTTATTATTTGATGAAGGGTTGGGGCGAAACCATCAAGCACATGGTATGCAAAACTGCGGTTCACTTTGTGACCGTAAACGGTAATAACGTCTTCTGTTTCGCATTTTGTTTGTCCCTGCGTAGAGGATGCCAAAGAGTCCCTCGCCAGTTGAATGCGTGCCGCTGTACCGGAATTCGGTTCAATCTCCTGAAGGCGCTTCGCATCTTCCAGTAACAACGCGATCATGTGTTTAATTTCTTTCTCTTCCATCACTCTTCTCCTCTTGTTGCCCTTTAGCCAGGCTGGCTGAACGTTTTGCTGATAACACTGTGCGTGTTTCGATGGGCTAAACTTAACTAAATGAAAGCTAACTGACAAGTGTTTTGCTTAAAATAAGTTAAGTTAAGGAGTGAAAAAAAGCAATGTCATTGAAAACATTGCTTTTTTATTTTTATTTTGGCTGGGTTTGCTTTTTTCTAACCTTCAAAAGCTCTTCGAAGAGGGTATTGAAGTTTTCTACTCTTGCTTCTAACTCTTTGATTTGCGCTTCTTTTTCAGATTCGGGAAGTGATTCAAACAGCTCTAATAATCGTTTCTGTCTGTCGTCTAACTCTACGGGCAAGTCAGAGGCGGGAACAGGTTCCTTGTCATCATCACCGAACAATAGCCAAGTAGGAGTGCACTTTAACGCATTGCTCAAGGAAAAAAGGTTTTTCCCCTTTGGCTCTGTGTCTCCATTCTCCCACTTATAGATCGTCACATACGAGACTTTAGCGAGATCCGCGAGTCTCTTCTGGGAGAAACCCAGCTCTTTTCGACGAAAAGTTAAGCGTTCACTTAATGTTTTGTTCTTCATCCGCTTAATATAAATCAAGTTGACTTTCATTTTGTTAAGTTATAGTTTCTTTCCATCTTGTAAGAGGAAAGTTGAATGTTAACTACAGATGCAATCGAATTTTTTGGCACGAAAACAAAACTGGCTGAAATTGCTGGCGTATCACAAGCCGCAGTCTCGCGCTGGGTTAAAGCTGGATATATCCCCCAGGGCGCAGCAGCTGATCTTGCTGTGGTTACTTGCGGCTCGCTGAAATTTAATCGTGAGTTTTATCAGGCAAAAAAGACTGAAAGCTTGGCTAAGCGTAAAGCAAAGCGGGAAAGGAAACTGAAGCATGAAAATCACACCGACGGTTGAGCAAATAGCCGCTGGCGTTGAGTCTTGGGCGCATGAGGCTGGCTGGAAAACAGTCGGCGTTCGTTTTGCGGATGAATATCAGCGCAGAGGTGGCGGAAAACTAATTCCTCCGGCAACGGATGAGCAAGGTATTCAAAACGCCAAACAGCGGGTTAAACGAATTTTTAGTTTAGCTGGACCTCGCTACCTAAAAATGGCCGACGAACTGGCTGATGTGGCTTTGAGCGCCATACCGAAGGAAAAGCGTCTTGAACTGGAAGAACCGAATTCGCCAGAACTAGCCGCAGCTAAGGCAATGGAGGCTTTTAGCTCTGCCATGTCGGCATTAACGATCCGCTGTCCTTCTGCGACGGAAAAGATGGTAAGAGCGCTCGAAACACTTCAGGCGTTGGTTCCTATTGTTGAGCAAGTAGTGTTGATGTAACCGGAGCGTTTATGCGTGACTACGGCAAGGTTCATACATCGTTTTGGATTAGCGATGATATGAGGCGTGTTTCTGATGATGCGCGGTTGCTGGCTTTGTATCTGCTTACAGGTCAGCACACCAATATGATCGGGTGTTTTCGCTTGCCTGATGGATACGTTTCGGAAGATTTAGGATGGGGTTTTGAAAGGGTTTCGAAAGGGTTTGATGAACTATGTGCAAACGGTTTTATAGCCCGCGATTCTGATGCGAAATGGGTTCTTATTCGAAACTTCATGGTGTGGAATTCGATTGATAACCCTAATCAGGGGATATCTGCACTGAGGCTGTTTACCCAGGTTCCCGATAAATCATGCGTTAAGCCTGTGCTGGCGCGGGTTATAGCCTCGGCGCTTACTCATATTGAGGCGTCAAAACTTAAGGGTTGCGAAAGGGTTTTGAAACCGTTTCTTAATCAGGAACAGGAACAGGAACAGGAACAGGAACAGGAAGATCCTTCGGCTCCCACTGGAGGGAAGCCAGAAAAAAAACCAAAAGCTCAAAAATATTCTGATGAGTTTGAAGCTGTTTGGGCTGAATACCCTAAGCGAGCTGGCGGTGCTGACAAGGCAGGTGCTTTTAAATCCTGGAATGCGAGATTGCAGGAGGGCTTTACGGTTGAGGAGATTCGTGAAGGGGTTCTCCGCTATGCGAAATACGTTTCTGCAAGCGGGAAGGCCGGTACTGAATTTGTGAAGCAAGCAAAAACATTCTTCGGCCCTTCAAGACACTTCAACGAAGAATGGATCGCTCACCCGGCTAAGCCTGTGCAGGAACTGGGCGGGGTATCTAAGCCAGATAAGGCCATTCCTGGTGGATTTGTGGGGTAAACATGCGTGATATGTCAGATGTTTTGAAACGACTCCTGCGGATTGTTCCTTCTGGAGTTCAGCCTAAATTTTCCAGTGCTCAGGAGCTTATGGCCTGGCAGCAGGAAGAGGCCCGTAAACATGCCGAAAAATTAAACCGTGAGAATAGCCGAACCAGGATGGAGAAAACCTTCGGGCGCTCAGGCATCCGCGAACGTTATCAGAACTGTAATTTCACAAATTATGCCGTCAAGGACGATGGGCAACGTAAAGCCCTATCTATGGCGAAATCATGGCTAAATAATTCTGGAAACGGTTGCGCTTGTTTCGTGTTTAGTGGCTCCCCTGGCACTGGTAAAAATCATCTTGCGGCAGCAATTGGGAATGCGCTTCTCGCCCAGCAGAAAACAGTGTTGATTATCACCGTTGCGGATGTCATGACAGAGTTTAAAGCCGGTTTTAATGGCGGGAAAACAGAGGCGGAGCTGATGGACGAAATGTCTCGCGTGGATCTGTTGGTGCTGGATGAAGTTGGCGTTCAAATGTACTCGCAGTACGAGAAAGTCATTCTGCATCAGATTATCGACCGAAGGACGGCTATGCTCAAGCCCGTTGGAGTTTTGACTAATCTGAATGCAGAGGAACTAACGAAAGCCATAGGAGAGAGGGCCTTTGATCGTCTTCAAATGGGTGGGGGTATGTGGGTTATTTTCGACTGGACTAGCTTTAGATCCCGTGTGTAAAAACTTTTGCACGAAGATAACGCCTTATCCAGAAATTACGCGACAATAAATATCGCTTTAATAATTTAAGCGATATTTATCCGATTAAAATCGCAAAGAACAATAATATTTATCAAATAGATTAAAAAAGAAACACTGTGATGAATTGCTTATTATTGGTCAATTTATAATCAGTTTGGGTTAGTAGGACATAAAATGCAGGTGTAAATTTCAGCTTGTAGAATTCATTATGTTTACTTGGTAAGACGTGATGAATGTTTTAAGAGGTATCAAAAGGAGTAACTCAGTGCATATACCAAATCACTTGATTCATGGCTTAAATGAAAGCAACAGACCATTTGTCGTGTACAGGCATGATGATGGTAATTTCAAGTGTGGCTATGTTCTTAAATCCGATGAATTTATAGCGAGCATTACATCATTAACTGAGCTTGCTGAAGCGGCAGGAATGCAGATTGTAGAATCGCGTCACTTTCCTATATAATAAGTAAAGGGTCTGAACAACCCAGCTGAAAACACTGTGCCACCGGAGAGAACGATGGCACAGATTATACAACTCTTTAAATCTTCACCCACCACCCTGACCACGGCTACGCCCGAGGCCAGCGATTTTTTGCAACGTATCAAAATCGGCATGTGGCTTAACTGCGACGTTAAGCTTGTCCGAAATTACCTCTTCCATAAACGCTTCTTCGCGCTGCTGAATCTTGGGTTCGAATACTGGACACCGAGCGGCGGGGCGATCACTCCTGCGGAAAAAGAATATCTTCACGGGTACGTGCGATACCTGATCTCGATGGCCGGTAATGATGATCTGTTGACTGAGACGGAAAAGGTCTACAACGAAACTCACGGACAATGGCGAACGAAAGAGGTGGCAATAACCAAATCTTTCGAGGCCTTCAGAAAGTGGGCCATCATCGAGGCGGGTTTCTTCGACGAGTTTATCCTTCCTGATGGCACCCGCCGCCGCGAAGCAAAATCTATCTCTTTCGCCAACATGAAAGAAGCTGAATTCTTCCAGGTCTACAAGGCTGTTTTTAACGTCCTGTGGAACACCATTCTGTTTAAAAAATTCCGCAACTATCAGGAAGCCGACAACGTAGCCATGCAGCTACTGGAGTTCGCTGCGTGAAGAGAAAACCAGACCTTCGCAAAGCGGCCCGTGGGCGTGAATGTACAATTCGCATTCCTGGTATCTGTAACCACAATCCCGAGACTTCGTGCCTCGCACATTACCGGCTCGCGGGTACGTGTGGTACCGGATGCAAACCCTACGATGAACAGGGCGCTATTTCCTGCAACGCCTGTCATGACGTGATCGACGGTCGCGTTAAAACCAAAGAATACACCTATGAAGAACTTCGGCTCATGCACGCTGAAGGGATTCTTCGTACACAAAAAATCTGGCGAGATGAGGGGTTACGATGAACGCGCAGCAACTGGAATATGTACGCATTCAACTACGCGCTGCGCTGGTAGATGACTCAGGCGGCACAAAAGGGCAACTGGAGGCATTCGCAGAGCATCCACCAGCTGATAAGTACAGGAACCCGCGCCAGCAGGTACACGTTGTGGAACTCGATAACGGTCGCGGCGGTGTTCGTCGCGTTAAAGCAGAAAATAGCGCTCTCTACGTTCTGGAAACGCGCAGCCGTCGTCGCCCTATGCCGCCGATAAAGGATCAGGCGTTCTCATCGTGTGCTTGGCGTAGAGCCGTTCTAAGACTCGATGCCCCACAGCAAGCATGGATTAATTACTGCTACGGATATGATTTACGCTACTGCTATCAGATAGAAATTTGTAAATACATTTGGGGGAAATACGAAAAGGAACTTAATGGCGTTAAGCTTCAAAACAGAGTCAAGCGTCATATGGTTTCTCTCGTTTGGTTGGCTGTACAAGATTTAGCCGCAAAAAACAGGAATGATTTGTATAAAGAGTATGCAGCAACAGCATTGGCAAATCTTCTATCGGTACATCGTGATACATGGTATCAAACTTATGCCACCCCTTGGAAAGAGCTAAAGAAAATAACTGAGTTGCTTGATTTCGATGCCTTGAATAAAGTTAACATATACGTTTCAAATTAGTCGCCTAAATCGCGATAGCACTAGTATGTGCTATCGCATTAATTCATAACTCAACTCTAATAAGCTGATACTTCCCTTCGTTGAGTCTATTTTTATAGATTTTTGTCATGGGTATGTTACTCTTCACATACTCCTTGGCTAATTCTATGTTTTCTTCAGTGCTATTACACCCCAGCGTAATGGACTTTATGCATTCTTTAGGTAATTGAAATAATCCTTTCTCGTCTAGACTATCCTTGTGACATATCGAACGATATTCTTGCTCATAACTCCATTCTGTTTGTTTTATGCTTGTTAGAGTATGATAGAAATTTTCCTTCTGTTTCTTAAAAAGATTACCATTAAAACCAAGCACAGTATTAAAACACATACTTGGATATTTTTTCTGATATTTAACTTTTTTTACGCCTTTAATAAGGTTTGTGTCAGGATCTATTTTATTTAGATCTAATTCAAACATAATTCCTCTATGGTTTTCGGTATAATGTCCCCACATTAGTGGATGATTAAAACTCTTGCTTAGACACAAAATTCTGATTTGACTCTCTATGCTTGAATATGCAAGCTTACTAAAATCAATAGAGTTCAAATATACTTGTTGTATGTGTTCTGATGGTTTTGCATGGTTTAATATATTACGCTCTAGTTCAAAAAATACATCGCGTGGAGGTTTTTCGTTATCATTAGCTAGTATTGAATTTATTGTCTTTTCGAGAGCGATGAATTCTGATAATATAGCAGCCTGTGAACTGTTTAGTTTTGTAATATCTAGCTCTGCTGGGAGTTTGAAATAACCTTTTATTGTCGCTGTCAAGGCAGCAATCCTAACTACTGTGTTTAAATCTCTTGAAATTGTAAAGCGAGACTCGAAAGGGTCATTAAATTCATTGATTGAAGACCATTTAAATTTCTGATTCTGGATTGAGTGCAATCCATTTTTAATACTTGAGTATTTGTATAAAATTGGGAGTCCCATATTTAGTCCGTTAGATATAATTAAAAATCTTCGTGTGTAGGAGAGGCTGTCTTTGGTTGGTTTGTACCTATGAACTATACATTCTAATACAACCGCCTCTTGTTGCTAATGTTACATACAACCTGATCGGGAGTCGAGTCCCCTTAAATGAGTCTAAATAGTATCTTGCAAAACCCGACACTTTATGCCATGTTTAAGGCCAATTTTGATAGATTGCCAAAGTTACATAAACCCGCCGCCTGCGGGTTTTTTTACAGCCAAAATTCAGGAAAGCACATTGCGCCCTCCAACTAACCAGGGTTGGTTTGTTGGGTAGTGTGCTCTCCTGTTGCATTTCAAATTGTATCCAGATGGCTACCAGTTTAACCCTGTCATAACAAAAACTTGATCCCCCTCAATTTGAAAGGGATTATTAGGACCTTTGGTCATATGTTTAGGTTATGTTTACCTTGTGATGCATAGGATTCGCTCAATAAACGGATGTTGGTGCGGTTTTTACTGCATTCTATGCGATACACCACTAGGTGCGACAGGATAAGGAGGTTGTTATGGCTGGTGCTATTGGCTTCAATCTACCCACGTTGATGTCAGGGCGACAGAGACTTGAAAAGGCGCTCGAAGACAATAAGGGAAAGTATAAGATAAAAATGGATGGCTCCATTGTTGTGGATTTCAACAATGAGGCGGTCAAGAGTAAAGTTCGGGAGTTAATCGTCCAGCTTGAAAACATCAAGCCTGAGGACTCCTGACAAAAATGAGCGCAGTCATAATAGCAATTGCTTTGATAAGTGGTTACATTTTTGCCAATCTGTCATTGTCAGCTCGTTATAAGTTTAAGCGTGCTGAAGGATGGGATGCTTATTTTTATCTGGCAACGTGGGGGGTGGCATTTACAACCGTTGCCTGGGTTATTTGTACATACTTCAATATGCGAGGGTACTTTAGGCTCATTCATGATATCTGCGTTAGTTCTGGTTTTTTTGAGCACGCCGATTTTCAGCGGGTGATACCCATTGCATTCACAGATAAAGCCGAGGCGATAACTGAAAAGGCATTGTTTGACAATGTCAAATATGCCTTTTTTGGTTTGACATCAATGACAATAGCGGGAGTGCTGGGTGGCCTGTCTTACTTAATCCACTTATGTTGCCCGATATTTAGAATGCAAAGGCTTTCCAAGGCTGTTTCGCACAACCCAGTTGAATCAATGGTGATACAGGCATATATAAGCCAAATGCCATTGATGTTCTCTACGAAATCCAGAAAATTTTATGTAGGAATTGTGCATTGTCCGAAGTTCGAACGTGCAAAAGTAACCCATATTAGATTGTTACCTCTTCTAAGTGGTTATAGGGTAAATTCGACACTTAAGACCAGGGTTACAACAAACTATAAAAATTTCTATATAGAGTCAGGTATTTCAGGGAATGTTTCTGGCGGGCAAGTAACGATAGATGATTTCGAAGTGGTCTTGCCAGTTGAGGAGATCACATCATTGTCGTTCATCGATTTGATTACTTTTGAGCAATTTAGAGAAATCGAAAAATCTGAGCGTCCCACCAGAAAGACAAACTAATAATAGCCTTTAGCTCAGTTGTTTAGAGCGAACAATTTATAATCGCCAGATCGCTGGTTCAAGTCTGGCGAGAACCACCATTCAAGTCTTTTCGGTCTGCGAAGAAGGGAAATCCCGGAGTGACCGGAAAGCATCTATCATTTTTGAATGAACGCTGTTTTTGCAGAATTGCCGTTTGAAAAATAACCTTCAGGTTCGGCGCTCATCCAAAAAAACTTTTTAAAATCATCGACTGATAAGCACACTATCTCACCCTATTTACCTTGGGTGGATTGTTGGGTAGTGTGCCCTCCTGTTGATTACTTCCGTATTTCTCAACCAGCAGAGATTTTTATTGTGGTGGATTTTATCGCACAAACAGCCTCATCAGAATAAAATATCGTAGAAAAAACTCGAATCCTCCGTTGATGTTTCGTTTAACAATTGAAATCTAATATCCATACCCGAAATAACCAGTGATTGTTATTAATACTCTTTTCGAAATTCTGGCAAGTACCGTGGTGGACACTGCTTGCCTGCTTTTTTCGACATAACCGTAAAGTGCATACAGGGATATATATTATCGTTTGCTTCAAGTAATACCGCTCTGTGTGTGCTTTACAGTTATGGCTGGAGTGGCTGTGACTTCATGTGACTGTAAGGGTTTTGCCGTCTAGTACGGCTACTTGATGTATTTGCCGCTGTGAGGCGGCAGCTTTTTAGTGGTAAGCGATAAGCGCTCAGGTTAACTAAGTATTGGAACATGCTTGGAGAACAATAGGGATGAGCGCTTTTCGGTTGTGACTAAGAAGCACGGCCTGAATCAGTTTTGCCGTTCCGCCCGAACGGCTTTTTTGGCTCTCAGATGAATGGGTTAACTCCTTCCCACATTCATCGTGTCCGCTGTCCCCGGGCGAGAGCTGCCATGCCGATTTAGCTCAGTAGGTAGAGCAACTGACTTGTAATCAGTAGGTCACCAGTTCGATTCCGGTAGTCGGCACCAGATTTAGAGAATGATGAGATGTACGAAACAGGTTTTTTATTAGCGATGATGTATGCCTTCGGACAAGGGGCGATACTTCTCTTTTTTGGATTGTTATGCCTGTTGTTCTCATTCATTTCGAAACAGAATTGAGGTGAATCCCCCTGTGCGGAGGGGCGTATCCAGCATATCTTCTACATCGGCGTTAGGTGCGCGTGTCAATGATGCTGGTAAGTGACACACCGGGAGGCACCCGGCACCTCAACCTATTCTGGCCCTTTAGCTCAGTTGGTTAGAGCGAGCGACTCATAATCGCCAGGTCGCTGGTTCAAGCCCAGCAAGGGCCACCAGTCAAAATTTCCGACTATGATGCTCAGGGAAGGTGTTATGAAAGGCATGGATAAAGGTTTATCATATGGGTTACCTGTAACCATTATTATCACTGGTGGTCTTTATACATGTAGCTATCTTCATCAGTTAGGATACTCGGTATATTTCGGTTATCCGTACATTTTCATAGAGTTTGATTTCAAGCCTTTGTTATTTGCTCTGATTTTCTTTGCGTTTTATATGTATTTCTTTTGGGCATATAAGTCTGATAAACCGTTAGAAAATAAATCCAAGCTTGATCTTGCTTATTTCATTACGACCATCCTTACTGCCACTTTGCTGTTCACGGCTACTATGCATAATCATATGAAGGGAATAGGGGGTTGGGGTGTGTTGTTTGCTATGACTTGTTGTTTGAGCGCTACGATCTTAGGACCGTTTCTGTACAGAACAGTTATTATATTTAAATTAAGAGAGAATAACTTAGGTGTGAGATTGTTATTGCTTGGAAATTTTATTATTCTATCTGTATGCTCTGGATGGGTTTTGGCAGCATATAGCCCCATAATTTACTCAACTTCGGAAGGTCAATATCTCCTTAGGAAAGATGGCGAATTTGGTCTGTTTGGACAATGCATAGATGGCAAGAGAGTTTTTGAATATAGAAATTTGGTTGGCGTAAGACTTAGGACGTCCAAGCTTCCTGAGGTTAGAACTATAAAAAACTGTCTCAATAAATAAACATAACCGCCATTAGGCGGTTTTTTTATGCCAAAATAAGGTGAAAAAATGCAAGAGCCAGACAGCCTTGGATTCTGGGCAATATCATTTTTATGGATAAAAAATAATTCCCCTTCTGTATTTGGTGGATTGACTGCATTCGGTATTGCCGCTCTTGTCGGCCTGAAAGATAGGGAGTCCTGGAAGGATTCTATGATTTCGGGTGCGCTCTGCATGTTAATTGCTATGTCAGTAATCAACGCACTGGATCAGTTAGGGATGGATAAGGATTACGCCACATTGATCGGCACATTTGTTGGTGGTCTGGGCGCCAATCGCTGCATGGCAATTATTCAGATGTTCGCCAGCACCAAGACGAATATCAAATTCGATGAAGTGGAGAGAAAAAATGACAAGCAGCTTTAAGTTTTCCCAGCGTAGCGAAAACAACCTCAATGGGGTAAAGCCACAGCTGGTGGCCGTGGTTCGCCACGCACTTGAATTATCCTCAGTGGATTTTGGTATCACTGAAGGGCTTCGCACCCAGGGACGCCAGAAGCAGCTTTATGCTGAAGGCAAAAGCCAGACGATGAACAGCCGGCACCTCACAGGAGAGGCGGTTGACGTAGTGGCCTATGTGGGCGGTACGGTTTCATGGGATTTTCCCTTATATCGGAAAATTGCTGAAGCCTTCAAACAGGCCGCGCAGGAACTAAACACTCCTGTTGAATGGGGCGGCGACTGGAAAACGCTGGTGGACGGTCCGCACTTCCAGCTCAAGCGTTGAGGTTTTATGAGCCTGAAGCATTGGACGCACAGACAACCGCGGCATGGTTCAAAGTGGGCACTGGTAGCGATACTGGTGCCTTTTTTATTGGTGGGATGTGTCAGTCTTGATTCACTTTCTGGATTATTCGGACTTATGTCAGAAACGTGTCAAATTATTGATCAGCTTAAAAAGTGTTCAAGCGATGGTCATAGGTAAGTGATGTTTAACTTTCTCAATTGCCAATTTTATAAAGCCAACAAATAAAATATGATAAACAGGCAGTTATAAACTGCCTGACACAGCATTTACTTACCGCGATTTTTGTCGCCTTCCTTTTGAGCGGGTGTACGGTCATTTCCCGTATTGGTGCGATGATCGTGCGAACCATCTTTTTTTTGTTTACCACCAGAAATAGCACCTCGACGGCTAGAGTCAGAGTTATTCAAGAAATCAAACAATCCCACAGTATTCTCCTTAATGAGTTGGAAATCACATGGCTTTCCGCATGCATAGAAATGTTATCGGCCAACTAAGGCAATTCATAAATATTTTTTAGATTACAGAGGCTTGTTTGATACACGTTAAGTTTTCAATCACATAATTTGTGATGGTGGTCACATCTCTGTGATATCAGAGACCTAATAGGAAGACGGAGCAATATGAACGAAAGGCTTAAAATCGTATATCGCCCGTTAAAGGAACTAACGCCATATGCGCGAAATGCCCGAACCCATAGCGGTGATCAGGTAGCGCAACTGGTAGCCAGCATCGAGGAATTTGGCTGGACGAACCCTGTATTAATTGACGAGAACGGCGAGATCATCGCTGGCCATGGTCGCGTTCTTGCTGCTGAGGCCATTGGCATTGTCTCTGTGCCGACGATAAAGCTGACGGGCCTGACGGGCGAGCAGAAACGCGCCTACCGGCTGGCAGATAACAGACTGCCGCTAAACGCTGGTTGGGATAGTGATCTGCTTAAGCTTGAAGTAACTGATTTGCTGGATGCGGATTTTAATCTTTCCCTGACGGGCTTCACCCAACAGGAGATTGATGATCTGCTGGTGGTCATTGAACCGCCAGTGGGCGATGACGACCCGTACACCACCAAAATTGACTCACCTGTTTACGAGCCGTCAGACATTGTTCCTGAGGTCGGGGAGCTGTACGACGAAGAAAAAACAAAGGAGTTACAGTCACGGATCAAAAATGCTGACTTGCCTGCTGATGTGGAGAAGTTCCTGCTGAGTGCTGCCGAGCGTCATACGGTCTTCAACTTCAACAAAATTGCAGATTATTACGCTAGCGCGGAGGCAGAGGTTCAGGCTTTGTTTGAAGAGTCTGCACTGGTGATTATCGACTATGAAAAGGCCATAGAGGGCGGATTCGTTCACCTTACGCAAAAGATGGTCGATATCGTTTACAGCGAAGAGGGCGAAAATGCGTGATGATTTCTGCGCGTTCATCCTGACCAACGGACGGCCAGAAAAAGTTTACACGTATAACCTGCTTAAGCGCTCCGGTTACACGGGCAAGATATTCATTGTGATCGATGATGAAGATAAAACCCGTGATCAGTACCTGGAGAAATTCGGCGACCAGGTTCTGATTTTCTCCAAAGAGGATATCGCCAGCCGGTTCGATGAAGCGGATAACTTCGGAGACAGGCGCTCCATTTTTTACGCCCGTAACGCCTGTTTTGAACTGGCGGAGAAAGTGGGCTGTAAATACTTCATTCAGTTCGATGACGATTACAAGGAATTCCAGTTTCGCGTCGATAAGAATCTGGACCGCACCTACAGGCTGATTGCTAACCTGGATGATGTTTTGAGCGCGATGCTTGATTACTACATCAGCATTCCCGCGACCACTATCGCTATGGCGCAGGGTGGCGATTTCCTCGGAGATTCGAACAATGCATCTTGGCTGAAGCGTAAGGCGATGAACAGCTTCATTTGCTCCACTGACAGGCCGTTTGCCTTCATGGGCCGAATAAACGAGGACGTAAGCACCTATGCGACGCTCGGGCGCCGTGGGGCGTTATTTATGACGGTCGGCGCTGTGCAATTGCTCCAGCAGCAAACGCAGAAAAGCGGCGGAGGAATGACGGAGCTTTACCTTGCCTCCGGTACTTACGTAAAAAGTTTCTACTCGGTGATGCACGCTCCCTCATGCGTCAAAATTTCCCTGATGGGTTCAACCCACAAGCGTATTCACCATCAGGTGAGCTGGAACAACGCCGCGGTAAAAATCCTCCGCGAAAAATATAAAAAATTCGCTCCTGAAAAAATCGGGGGTGGAAAATGATCCCTTATGCCGAAGTTGAGTCGCTCGCCGCATGCCGGATGAGTGAGCAGCAAATTGCCGATGTACTGGATATCAACCTTCCGGAACTGAAGAAACAGCGCAGCGAGATTTCTCGTTTCCGTGAGGCGATTCGCAAAGGCAGGGCAAAGGGAGAGGCACAGATAAGAGCCGCCTTATACCGGAAAGCGAAAAGCGGTGATGCCCGTGCTTACCATGAATTACTGAGGCGGCAGAAAGAACAGGACAACGGCTAGTCTCGGAAAATGGCAGGCGGAAAACAGACGTATTCCGCCTGAAACAGGTTAGCGATTTTTCAATAAAGTTAAGATCACTATCACTTTCATTAGTGTTGCACTAATGGCTAGCACTTTGGTTTCAGGAACGAAGCAAAGGCAGATAATTGCCAGTGACAGTAAGATGAAACAGATACACACGATTAGATTTTTCATAAACAAACCCTTTCTTAGTTCCTTAACGGGAGTGCCAAGGAGGGGTTGAATTACGGAAATGGGGCCCAGAACTTCTAAAAAAACGAAATAAATTCTTATCTTCATGATAATTAAGAGTATTTATTTCAATTTTCAGTGTGAAAAATGCAAAAGAAAGGCAATCACATGAGTAAAGCGGACTGGGGTGCTATCAGACGTGAGTATGAAACTGATGGAACGTCAGCCCGCAAACTAGGGGAAAAATACGGTGTCAGCCATACCACGATAAACAACAAAGTCAGGGATGAGAGTTGGATTAAGGGAAAGAAAAACGTTTCCACAGATAAGGTTTCCACTAAAAAACTTTCCACAAAAAAAATGGAAACAAAAAATGTGGAAACACCAAAGCTGGAAACTCGAAAGTCACAGTGTTTAAGTGATGAACGGGTATCAGATGCTGAAGTGGATAATCAGTCAGAAGAATTGGATGATCTCGGTTTCGAACCCAGAGATTTCGGGTTGTCTGACCAACAGGCTCTTTTTGTCTTCTGGTATGTAAGAACAAAAAACAGAGTCGAGGCGTACAAAAAAGCTGGCTATAAATGCGAAGGAAAAAATCTGCATTTTGGTGCTGCGCAGATATACAGAAATATAAAGGTTTCTCGTGCCATCAGAGCACTGGCTAAAAGGATGCGCCAGCGTTACACAGCCGACATTGATGAAATCGTGGATCAGCTGGTTGCGATAACCCGTGCGGATCCGAATCTTGTTTCTCAGTACAGGCGCGTTAACTGTCGTTTCTGCTGGGGAGAAGAAAATAAATATCAGTGGCGTGATGAAAGCGAGTACGAGGCCGCACTGAGTAAGGCAGCCGATAACGGCAAGACACCGCCTGAGGATGGGGGTATAGGTTTCATTGATAATGCCGACCCGAATCCTGATTGTCCTCGCTGTCAGGGTGAAGGTAAGGGGCAGATGATTATCAACGATACCCGCGACCTTGAAGGCGATGAGCTGATGTATTACCTCGGCGTGAAGCAGACTAAAAACGGTCTGGAAGTTTTAACCGAAAGTAAGCAAGCCGCTCGCGCCGCCCTGATACGAATCCTTGAGATTAAGGAGGCGAACAAACCCGCCGTGCCGGTAGTTCCTGAAGAGGATTACCAGCTTCAACCGTTAAATACTGATGAGCCAACACCTGACAATCCAATCCTCTAGTCAGGCCGTCACACTTACACCAAAACAAGCAAATATCTTCGCCTGGGGCTGGCAACGTTCAGCGCGTTTTCGTGACGCTGTGTGTGGCCGTCGCTTCGGTAAAACGTTCCTGGGTAAAGCTGAGATGCGCAGGGCTGCAAGGCTCGCGATGAAGTGGAACGTCAGTATTGAGGATGAAATCTGGTACTGCGCACCCACGCAGAAACAGGCTAAGCGTGTTTTCTGGCGGCGACTGAAACAATCCATCCCACCGCACTGGAGGGCCAGTAAACCCAACGAGACGGAATTATCTATCACGCTGGTAAGTGGCCATGTCCTGCGTTGTGTGGGCCTCAATAACTATGATGACCTGCGCGGTTCTGGCTTGTTCTTCGTGCTGGTGGATGAGTGGGCTGATTGCCCCTATACAGCATGGGAAGAAGTTCTGCGTCCTATGCTCTCAACCTGTCGTTATACCATCAACGGCACCACCTTCATTGGTGGGCACGCGCTACGAATTGGCACGCCAAAAGGTTTCAACCACTGTTACGACTCATGGCTTGCAGGTCAGGGCAACCGGGAACCGGACCATAAAAGCTGGCTTTATACGTCAGTAGACGGGG